GTATTTATTTGGAATGGCTCTAGAGCAGAAGCGCAGAGAGGTTATAATGACGATTTAACTATGGCATTTTGTATTACGCTATGGATTAGAGATACAGCATTGAAACTTCGTCAACAAGGAATGGAATTGAATAGAAAAACTTTAGATCATTTTAGTAAAGGTGCTGGAGCATATTCTGCAGGATATCGAAGCGATGTGGGTTGGTCTATGAATACAGGTCATAATGGTCAAGGTCATGATGAAGATTTACGCTGGTTATTATAAAGATTGATATTTATTTAAAATCACTTAATTAAATTATGGCAGAAAAAACATTATTTGGTCGTCTTAAACGTCTCTTTAACACTAACGTAATTGTGCGTAAAGTTGGTAAAGATAAACTACGCGTTATTGATAATGACCATTTACAGTCATTGGGTAATCCACACAATTCAAGATATACCGACAGATTTACTCGACTACACGGAGTTAAACCATATTCATCAAATACATACAATCCTAACTACAATTACTTTTCTTCAAAGGTAGAATTGTATACGGATTATGAAACAATGGATCAAGACGCTATTATCAATTCAACTTTGGACATTTATGCAGATGAAACTGTAATGAAAGATGACTTCGGCGATGTATTGAGAATAACTAGTAATGATGAAAATACAAAAAAGATACTTCACAATTTATTCTATGACATTTTAAACATAGAATTTAATTTATGGCCATGGGTTAGAAATATGTGTAAGTATGGAGATTTATACTTGAAATTAGATGTATCTGAAGAGGTAGGCGTTATCAATGTAGTTCCATTATCTGCATATGAAATTATTCGTGAAGAAGGAATGGACCCTAATAATCCATACGCTGTACAATTCAAGCAATTAGGAGGAGAAAATATTGTATATGAGAATTTTGAAATTGCTCATTTTAGATTATTAACAGATTCAAATTTTCTACCATATGGTAGATCTATGATTGAAGGAGCTAGAAAAGTTTGGAAGCAATTAACTTTGATGGAAGATGCAATGTTAATTCATAGAATAATGAGAGCTCCTGAAAAGAGAATTTTCAAAATTGATGTAGGTAATATTCCGCCTAATGAAGTTGATGCGTACATGCAGAAAATTGTCAATAATATGAAAAAGACTCCTTTTGTTGATCAACAAACGGGAGATTATAATCTTAAGTTTAACATGCAAAATATGTTAGAAGATTATTTCTTACCTGTAAGGGGTGGAGCTTCTGGAACTGAAATTGACACTTTGGCTGGAATGGAATTTACGGGTATTGACGATATTGAGTACTTAAGAAATAAAATGATGGCTTCTTTAAAAGTGCCTAAAGCATTTCTTGGGTATGAAGAAGGAGTAGGAGGAAAAGCTACTTTAGCAGCTGAAGATGTTAGATTTGCAAGAACTATTGAAAGACTTCAAAGAATTATAATTTCTGAATTGTATAAAATAGCTATTGTACATTTGTCTGCTCAAGGTTATGAAGATTCTGAATTAGCTAATTTCGAATTGACAATGACTTCGCCGTCTACTATTTACGAGCAAGAAAAATTAACTTTATATGCTACCAAAGTTGATTTAGCAAAATCGATGTTAGAAGGTAAAATAATTTCTAAAGATTGGATTTTCAGAAATATATTTAATTTTGCAGATGATGAGATTGAAACTATTACATTAGGAATTATTCAAGATCAAAAAGAAACTTTTAGAATAACTAAAATTTCAGAAGAGGGAGAAGATCCTTTAGATGAATTCAATAAAAAGAAAGAAGAGCAGGAAGGCGGTGAAGAAGGCGGAGCTGAAGGAGAAGAGGCCGCTCCTGAAGGTGAAGAAGAAAAAGGAGCTAATCCATTTGGAGAAGGCATTGATGAAGATTTAGAAAAAAAATATGATAAACGCTCTAAAAATAGAGATACGCCTGAAGTACCTAAAGGAGGATGGCCAGGAGCTGGTAGACCAAAAGAAGGTATGAAATACAATACTCACGATCATCCTAGAGGATATGATCCAATTGGTAAAGTAGCTTGGAAAAACGCACGAAATGAATCTGTAGATTTAATTAAAAAATATGGATTAGAAAAATTTGTGAATAAAAAAGCGACTTTATTATCAGAACATACTAGTATAGATGATGAGTCAAGTATTTTACCAGAAGGAAATTAAAACATTAGAAAGTTCATATTTATTATTAAAAAAGAAACACATAGCCTGAATGAAAAATTTAAAGCACTCAAAGTTTAAAAACACCGGCGTACTATTCGAATTACTTGTTCGCCAAGTTGCGTCCGATACTTTGAACAATAATGATTCAAAGGCGATTCCGCTTATCAAGAAGTATTTTGCTAAATCTACAACATTAGCTAAAGAACTTAACTTGTATCAAACTTTAGTTAAAGAGCATTTTTCAAAAGAAGAAAAAGCTAATCATTTAATTGAAGCAGTGTTAGTGGCAAAATCGCAAATTAACCAAGCAACTTTAAACAGACAAAAATATAACTTGATTAAAGAAATCAGAGACACTTATAATGTTGAAGACTTTTTCAAATCAAAAGTAAATAACTATAAAACTTTAGCTGCAATTTATAAATTGTTTGAATTTACAATTGCTGATAACCCTACAGAGTCTGTTAATAATAGATATACTATTATCGAGCATATAACTCGTAAAGAAGTTAAGGTAAAAGCTGAGTTAAATGAAATGTCTGATTTTGTTAAACAAGACAAAGAAGTTCGTTTGCTATCTTATAAAATTTTAGTTGATAAATTCAATGACAAATATTCAAATTTGAATGAAGGTCAGAAATCAATCTTAAGAAACTATATTAATACAGTTTCAGACGGCCCGGATTTAAAAGACTTTATTGTTAAAGAATCAGCTAAATTGCAAAAAGATTTAACAGCATTAACTTCAAAAGTTGACGATGCTGTAGTAAAAATTAAGTTAACTGAAGTAACTAATTTATTAAAAGAATTAGCTTCTGTTAAGACAATTAAAGACAATCATATATTGAATTTGTTACGTTATCATGAATTAATTAAAGAACTTAAAAAAGTATAGATCATGGCTAATCCAGTAAATCCAATATATTCGTATCAAAACGCATATCATTCACAAGTTCAACAGGGAACCTTTTCTAGAACAGTTCGAGTAACTGCGACTTTAAACAATCCATTAAGGCTAACAGGAAGCTTTGCTAATAACGCAGCTTTTATAGTTATGAATACAGGATCTGTAGTTATTTCAGCTTCTAATGGGCAAGGATACACAGCAATAGATTTTCACGAACCAACGAATAACCATTACATATTCCCAATTCAATTATCATACGTGTCTGCATCTGCAGCTGGAGATATAACTGTATTATACTATTAAAAATAATTTATGTCTTATTCAGATTCATTTAAAAAATTCCTTTTAAAGGAAGCAGCGTTAGACTCAAGTAAGTCTATTAATTACATGTTTTATAGCAATTTAAAACAAATGCATAGACAATGTGAGATTCTTTTAAACAAAGATGAAATGGAAATTAATAATATACTTGAAAATGGGCATGACTGGGCAGAAGATCATATATCGGAAGCTAAAAATAACATGGATCAAGTATTTGATTTTATGATGAATGAGTTAGGCGAAGACATCACTGAAATGTCTACAACAGCTGGAGTTGCTGGATATGACACTCCTGCCGCTTTCGGAGATGTAGAAGATGACACTATCGAAATGTTAGGATATAAAAAAGTTAAGAAAAATAAAAGCAATGTAGCTGAGTCTACTTTTATGAAGTTATCGTCTCAATTACATTTAAAATAATATCATGGAAAATAAAAAATTATTAGTAGATTATATCACCTTTGACATTTCGCCAGATAAGATTAACGAATCTATGGAAAGAAACGGAGGACGCTTAATGGTTAAAGGTGTTTTGCAGAGAGCAGATGCCACTAATCAAAACGGACGTAAATATCCAAAAAATATATTAATGAGAGAAGCGCAAAAGTATTCTGATATTAATATTAAAGAAAGAAGAGCGTTAGGAGAATTAGATCACCCAGATTCATCTATTGTTAACTTAAACAATGTATCTCATAACATTACAGAAATGCATTGGGATGGAAATGATTTATGTGGTACTGTAGAAGTTTTATCAACACCTTCAGGAAACATTTTAAAGGAACTTTTCAAATGTGGAAT